AGGCCCGATGGTTATGTAGGAAAACCAGCAGAGGCAGGAACTGATGTATTTACTATGGATGTGGGTAATGGTAGTTCAACTATTCCTACCTTTGATAGTGGATTCCCTGTTGATTTTAGTCTTAATAGAGCACCTGCAACTACTAATAATTGGACTGCAGGAGCAAGACTTATTCAAGGTAAATATCTAGAGACCAACGATACCCAAGATGAAGCTGCTTGGTCACCAATGGTATATGACAGCAATGTTGGTTGGAATAATTACAGTTCTTATACCTCAAGTAATCAATCATGGATGTGGAAACGCCACGCTGGAATGGATGTGGTTTGTTGGAAAGGAAATGGATCAGCACGTCAAATACCGCATAACCTTTCAAAAATTCCAGAAATGATATGGGTAAAGAAAAGATTGGTAGATACTAGTAATTGGCCTGTATACCATAAAGGGTTCAATGGAGGAACAAATCCTGAGCAATATTTTTGCAACTTAGATGAAACTTCAGCTGAAAATACTAATTCTGGGCTATGGAATAACACAGCTCCTACGTCTACTCATTTTAGTCTTGGAACAAGCAATAGTGTTAGTGAAAATACTCACACCTACATAGCTTTTCTCTTCGCCAGCGTTGACGGCATCAGCAAGGTTGGTTATTACACAGGTGATAATACTGATAATGGTTCATATCATATTACCACAGGATTCCAACCAAGATTTATATTAATAAAATCTGTTTCTCATGCTGAAAATTGGAATGTACTTGATAGTAATAGAGGAATGGGAACGGGAAGTGATGAGAAAGTACTTATATTAAATACTACTGCTGCACAAACAACAACCGAGGCTGTAGACATAAGTTCAACAGGTTTTTCACTGCGATCAGCAGGTGGTGACTTTAACGCAAATGGCTACGAGTACATATATTATGCACATGCATAGTGTGACAGTCTAGGAACTGTCTCAGAGGGGTTTACAAGCGTCTCAGAAGAGGTTATAATATAACTGTTAATAAAATACTTATGAAATTATTATTTGTGATTTCTGGTGTTTGGTTTCTTCATTGGTCATGTCGTATTCCCTTTCTTTTGTTGGATATAATCAACGGAGGAAACTCACTAGGAATGTCGTTGACTGGTTTATCAATCACCAGAAACTTAACAGGTTCAATATCTTTCTTGACATAAATGACAGACGTTGTAGAAACACTGATGGAAACAACGGAACCTGTGGAATCTTGGATGACTTGCATCGACCAAGAGAATTTGAGATAGAAATGGATAACATGCAAGATGATGATGAATACATCTCAACCCTGTTACATGAACTCACTCATGTTGAGCAGAGAGTAAGAGGTAAGCACCAGTATCGTGTAGGTTGGAAAGACTACTCAAAATGGAAAGGTAAAAGAATTGAGGACAACATTCCTTATGACCTGTTGCCTTGGGAAATTGAGGCATTTGAGCAAGAGAAGAAACTGACCTGTGAATATTTTGCATCCCTGTTGTAATTTGATATCTTACCTAGTATAACTTTAAAAATTTGAGACCTGTTGATTTTCCTTTGCCCTGTTGATTATGACTGAACAAACAATCCTTGATGAATTAGAGGCCATCGCTGTTAAGATGGGTGGCACGTGTAAGTATTCTTCTACCTTTAGTTCACAAGGTAGGAGTTCTAAGGTGGTTACTATCGAATATGATGTACAAAAGATACCACCACGTTATTGATCCCACATATAACTGATAAAAATACCTAATCAGTGGTATAATAAAAATAAATATAATTACTGTGGAGTTGAAAGTTCATGTCCCACTACACCATCGGATATCACGATGCAGACCAGCATCGTCATTATATTTGCGAGTATGCAGAGAATTCATACGATGCAATAAAGCATTCTCAAGAGGATGTTCCTTATTTGAAGGAGCATCCTTCTTTTGTAGATTCTTGTACAAATGAGTCAGGTTTAGATTACTTAATGGGCATAGTTCCTATGGGAAGGTAACAACAATGACATTAATTATAGTACAGAAAGTATTAATTTGGGGATTAATATTTAATTCTTTAGTTAGACTTTATCATGCAGCGTAATTGTTTTCAAATCTTAACATAATTTGACAAGGTATTGTTAATCATGTATAGTTAATAATGTTCCCGATAAAGTTCAATCAGCGTTATTTTTACGGCGTTAATTGTATAGAGTCAGGGGCCTATTCACTCACTTAGGTTAATCATGCCAAGTCTAATTTATCCGTTAAAGGATGCTTCTAAGAACATATTTTTAGAAGATCTTGTTAATAAGTACGAGTATTCTTACGCTCCAGAAGAATTTCAAAGACCAGAATCTTGGGGAAAAAAAGATAAAAAGGATTATTTTCAGTCTATATTGATGAACAGATTGGAAGGATCTTTTGTTTTAGTTGATATTGAAAGAACACTTAATCGTATTGTTAACATAGATGGTACAGATCGTGTTTATAACTATTTCAAAAACTTTCAGAATCAAGGTCTAGAATATGTTATTTTAGACGGTAATAACAGGTTCCTGTTTATACTTTCCCTGTTAAATGATCAATATACAATACCACGTGGAACTTATGATGTAATTGTTGATGATTACTTAAGTCAAGTTGTCATCGGTCCTAATAACAATGTGTACAGCAAACTTCCTAAGTTAATTAAGAAGATTATTGCTGAAAGACTAATAACAATTACCACATATTATCAAATATGTTATAGTGGACTGTCAGACATTTTCACTAATGTTAATAACGGAGTGCCATTAAATGCACAAGAAAAACGTAATGCTTTAGACTCAGATTGGGCAAGATGGGTACGCCATTTAAGTAGATTAAATAGTGATCTATTAGTCAAAATCTTCGGGCCTGATTATAAACGAAGGTTGAAGGGTGATGAATTTTTAGTAGAGGCAATTTGCTTCTCTAAAATGATACCTACTGAGTCAACTGGGGTTAGTCAGACTGTAAAGAATTCACTCTATGTTTCTGACTTCGATGATATCGATACAGGACTATATGAGGAGAAGTTTGTATTACTTAATCAGTATATTGCAGAAGTAGATGATAATTTAATCTACGGAAGTTCTGTAATGAATCTATTTTGGGGATTATTTAATGGTATTAATAGTGAACAACAGGCCCAAGATTTCTTAGAATTGCATCACAAAGTAAGACTAGATAAGGATCTAGTTAACAATGAAGGTGACAATTATAAGTGGGCATGTGGTGGATTAGGTGGCAAGAATGTCGAATTTAGAATGATAGTTTTGCCACAGATAGTTAGTGGTAATTATCCCACATATTCTAACGTGGAGGTATAATTATTTCAATTTGTTACGATTTCGGTGGGTTGGCAAGCATGTCAACCCATTTGCCCTTATAATAAGAGGGTAGTCAACCAAAAACGCATTTATGCCAGTTAAGTCAACCGCATCTGTACCAGCAACACCACGCAAACGCAGAACACGCAAGACTTCAACCACTGCTCCTAAGTCACCAGCAACCAAAAGAGTAAATAAAACAAGAACTCCAAAAGTTGCAATGACTGAGACACCAAAAGTAGAAACTCTGACGCTAAATGTTCCTGAGAAGGCAAAAGTTGAGGTAAAAAGTGTTACTAAATCACTCCTCAAAGACTATCCTAGAGACAATTTTGCCCTCTTTCTACTTCCACTTCTACTACTAGAGGCAGGAACCAAAGAACTTCTAAAACTAGCAGGGACAATTTAATAAGTGTCACAGGCCTCATTTAGTGGGGTCTTTTTCATGCTATTGTATACTTAATTACCAAACTTTAATGATTAATTTACGTCCTCATCAGGCACGTATTGTTGATACTATGAAACGCCAAAATAAGGGACAAATTATTGTTCCTACTGGTGGTGGTAAAACCTTATGTATGATTAAGGATGCAGAATCACAGTTTAATAGTTGCAATTGGGATCTAATTAACAAGCAATGTGAGAGAAAGACCATTGTAATTGTTGCCCCTCGTATACTATTAACACAGCAATTATGTGATGATTTTGTATCAACCTTAGATGTACATCCTATGCTACAGTATAAAGTACTGCACGTACATTCAGGTTATAATTCATATTATACTACCACAAATAGTAATGCAATTAGTAACTGGTGTGATGATAATTACAGGTATAATAAGTTAATCTTCACGACTTATCATTCCTTAATTCGTATCATGCAATCCAAGATTGATGTCGATACGATATATTTTGATGAAGCACATAACGCATGTGGCAAATCATTTAGTGCTGGAGTTGTGTTCTTTGGTGTATACTCACCTAGAGCATATTTCTTCACTGCTACACCCAAACACACCACAAATAAGCACAAGTTAGGTATGAACAATACCAACATATTTGGTGATGTTATATGTCAAGTACCAGCACCAGAATTGGTGGAGAAAGGTTACATTTTACCACCTAAATTACAGGTCACACATTTAGATAAGAGAGACAAAGACAGGCCTGATAGACATTTTTATGAGGAAGATGCTGATGTAATACTATCACATCTCGACAAACATTGTATCAACAAACTATTAGTTTGTGCTCGTAAAACATCTCAGATTACTAACATTATCTCACAGAGTAAGTTAGTAACAGAATTATATGGTAGAGGTTACAACTATTTGTACATAACTGCCAAAACTGGTGCTGTTATCAATGGTCAGAAAGTACATAGAGAAACATTCTTTAAGACACTTAATAAGTGGGGTAAAGATGATACTAAGTTCGTTGTAATTCATCATAGTATATTATCAGAAGGTATCAATGTTTCAGGTCTTGAGTGTGCATTATTCTTACGCAATATGAACTATATTGATATATCTCAGACCATTGGTAGAGTTATACGTAAGGGTAAAAGTGACAAGGTGTTTGGTTTAATTTGTGTACCAGTTTATGATAAGGTAGGTATCACTACTGCAAAGAAAGTTACAGCAGTAATTGATACTATCTTCAATAAAGGAGAACCAGCAGTATCATGTGCCACTCGTTAAAGTGTCCACTATTTCCCCCATTCTCCTCAAAATGCTTTATATTGGATACATGGGAAAACAATTGTTCCTTTTTACAATTGTTTTCTCTCACCTATAAAATACATTGGAGGGTAAATTGCAAACAGTTTCTACTATTGAAGTAATGCCAGATTCTTCTTTATCTCCATCACAAATTGTAGAGAAAAGAATAATAGCATTATGTAAAGCATTAGAACAAAACTATCAAAAACGCTATCCTAATTTCAGCAAAAAAGTAACATTCAAAATGGAATTAGGTCGCAAGTATTGGAAACTTAATCAAGTAGATTACGATGCTAATGGAGAAGAATTCAGTGGAGGAGTTCATGCCTTCGTTGATAGAAACTCAGGAGATGTTTACAAACCTGCATCATGGAGAGGACCAACAAAGCACATTAGATATAACTTATTAGATGATAATTCATTTGATAATTGTCTATCAAGAGCAGATTGGGCAGGTGGTTATCTATACATAAGATAACAGATTATAAGTCCTAAGTATGACTTTAAACTGCTTATGTGTACACTTCTTTTTTATTATCATGGCACAATCTTTTGTAACTGACGAAAATGATCTATTATTTGCTCTTGAAAGTGCAGAGAGTGGTAATCAATTACTAGATGCGATTGATGCGTATCTAGATGGTCAAGTATCCTACGTAGAGTAACAACTAATGACACATATTGCCAAAATAAGATATATCGACGAACAGAATCGTTCTCACTATATTACAATAGAGTCGGATGTTGCAGACAGAAGACATATTGAAGATTTGGTAAGATGTCGTTACCCTGCTAAAGAAATATACTTCCAAAGCGTACAAGTCAGGTAACAGGCCTGACCAGTTCACAAAGTGGCACACCAAACCCCCAAATGGGGGTTTTTTTGTGTATGATATAAGAGTAGAGAAAATTATGAGAATTATGCAAACTTCATTTCGTGACTTCTCCTTCGATCAGAAGGAAACAATCAAATCATTTTTCACCGATGCCGAGTGGGATGTGATAGATGCTGCTCTTAATGAGTATCAAGATCATTTCGATACTGATGAAGATTCAGAAGTTCTTGATAATGTCGGCATGAAATTACAATCACTCTTTGGAGGTGTTTAATCATGGAAATTACATCTAAGGATGCTAATATGGTTATTGATTTCTATCCTGTAAAGGATTGGGATAATACTCCAATCAACAATCGTATTCTCAAAGTATTATCATTCAAAGGTAATACTCAACATAAAATGTTAATAACTCGTGATGAGTTCTATTATCAAGTTAAACAGTATGTTGACAAACATAAGTATCAAATAACTGATGATAGTATGATACCACAGTTTCACAATTGGAGGACTCTAAGTTATGTCTAGTCTAAGAAATGAAGCGTTACTTGAAAGCATTTATGATGAAGTTATGCTAGAATTAGAACAGAAAGAGCAATTTCGTCCTCTATTTACTCAACAAGAATTAGAGGAACTTGCATCCACTATTGCTAAAGAACGTTTCGAGGATTTACAATGAAAAATTTACACATCATGCACCCTGAAGATTGTGTTTTTGACGGTAAAAAGTCCTTCCAAACTATACTTGAGATTCTCAAGTCTTGCATGGATCATGATAACAAATTCGAGAATGATTACTCCATTAAGTATGATGGAGCACCTGCAATTGTGTTCGGTACGGATGTAAACAATGGCAGGTTTTTTGTTGGCACTAAATCAGTCTTTAACAAAGGAATTAAGAAGATATGTTATACAAATGACTGCATCGATTATTATTACTCAGAGCAGGCCTATTTGAATACTATCTTAAAACAATGCCTTAAGTATTTGCCTAGAGTTAGTGGCGTTTATCAAGGTGATTTCATTGGAGTTGGTGATAGTGAGACTACTGCATTTACACCCAATGCAATAACATATAAGTTTGATAATCCTCCTTCACAAAATATCATCATGGCAGTGCATACTATGTACTTAGGTGATGAATTTGATATCATGGAAGCATTTCCTAATAAACATTTTTTACATTCTAATGCAGGTAAAGTATTATTTTTAAATACGATTGCAGAGCAGACTACTGATGATAGAATATTTCAACATGCATTTAGATACACATATGCTGCTATTATTGATCAATTAGAGATCATATATGAGTTCCCTAAGTTTAGAACTAAGGCAGCAAAAGCAAGAGTATTAAAGTTAATCAACTCTAAGATTCGTGCTAATGATGTATTAATTCCAGAGGATCTTGCAAGAGAAACTGGTATCGACTGCCGCATATTTGAACTCTATGTAATGATAACTCAACTCAAAGAGATTGTTATGAATAGGTTCAAATGTGCAGAAGGTTATTTTCCTAGTGTGCGGGCCTATCTATCAAATAAGGAGATAGAATGTGAAGGCATTGTTGTTAGTCATGTAAATCATTGGAGTCGCATTGTTATCAAGTTAGTACAGAGATATGAGTTCTCTCGTTATAACTTTACATCATCACGGTTTGTAACACAAAAGGAGGTGGTTGTGTGATGGCAACATATCAAAAATGGGAGCAAAGTTATGCACCTAGAGTAACAACAATCAAACTAACATATAGAGGTGTTAAGTATAATAAAATGTGTGCCAGTTCACAAAGTGTCCACTATTCCACCCATTACCCTTGATTTTTGCTATTATTAAGGAGTGGGAGAGATAGACCCCACATTTGACCCTTATTTCTTTTTACTTTCATGCGTAAAATCGAAAGACAAATGAACTTTGCAATCTCTAATAAGAGTAATTGGTCATCATCAAATACTCAAGTTAGTTACAACGAAAATACAAATTGTTCATCTGTTTATCTACATGGTCACCAAATTGCGACCGTAGATCATAACACTCAAGCAGTCAAATTGTCCTCTTGTGGATGGCAAACAGTGACCACAAAATCACGCTTAAATGCTATTTTACAAGAGGTAAAATACGGTTGTAGTGTATTTCAAAAGCAATTCGATTGGTATCTTTCAACTAACAATCAGACCGTTGATTTTTGGGATGGAATGATACTTAGTCACAACCTAGAGATAGTATAACTTACTATCTCTTTTTTCTGTCCTTTATTATTACTATTGTCATGCAATCTTTATCACAAAATGTATACGACGACATCATACAAGTTTGGGTAGGTAATACCGAACATGATGATTTTGACATTGGTTGTGAACTATTTGCAACTATGATTGAGGAGGTTAATTAATAATGAACCAACCCGCAAATCCAAATGCAACTAACTCAGAGTTAGATGCCAAAAAGATTATAACAAAGAAGAAGAAAGTACAACCACAAATACTATCAGTTCACAAATTTAACGGTGTTAGTTATAACATCAGGCCACTTACTTTCACTCCTTATAGTAGAAAGAATTGGAGAGAAATGCGTCAAAAGATTAATACTTTCTTCGATGAAATTGAGTCTGATTTTAGATTACTTCACAAACCCTATTCTATGGAGGTTAATTAATCATGTCTAACGGATTATTAAACAGTTACACATTTTCTGCAAAGAAAATTGTATATTATTCAGTAACAGTTGGTGCAAATAATAAAACTGAAGCAAAGAGAATTGCATCTGATTTT